ACAGCGTTCCCAGTAGCGCCTACAGCTGGCGGCACTGCACCAGACGCACAGACCGACTCATGGGCAATGCTTTGTGCCTCAACGCCAGTTCTAACAATCAGCTAATCGAAAGAGAAACGGGAGCAAACAATGAAACTGCCAATAACGATCGAGTACACATCAGGCGAGTTCGGTACATATACCGCGCAACCGCCAGAGTGGGCGAAGTGGGAAAACAAGACAGGTCAGACAATTTCACAAGCACAAGACAAGATTGGCATTGCCGATCTGCTGTTTCTTGCTTGGCATGCAATGAAGCGCGAAGCTGGTGGCAAGCCAATCAAGGGCTTTGAGATTTGGTGCGAAACAGTTGCCGACGTGACGGTCGGTGAAGTTCTCCCAAAAGCTACGCCGCCGGAAGCGTAAATCGCATACTGGTTGATCTGGCCTTGGCAACTGGAATTCCAATGAGCGAATGGCAGACGGCGGAGCAGATTTACACAGCTCTTGAGATATTGGAGAAGCAGCAAAATGAGCGACAGCGTTGAGATTGCTTACGACAAGGCGGATCTCCGTCGCGTTTTAGGCGCTTTCAAAGCTATGGACGCTGAGGCCACAGTGCAAGCCAAAGCTGCCTCTGGAGCGTTGGCAGAATTTGCTCAGGACAAAATTATCGGCACGTCAACGGGTCGAGGCCGCGCAGCTGAAAAAATTGCTCGCGGATCAAAAGTTTCAAAGTCGTCAAAGATCGGTGAGCTGTCTTTTGGTTTTGCCGGTCAAAAGTTTTCTGGCGGCGGTACAACTCAGCAGCTCTGGGGCGGTAACGAATTCGGATCTAACAAATACAAGCAATTCCCAATCTGGTCAGGATTTGGCCCGAAAGGTCGAGGATCTAACGGCTGGTTTATTTATCCAACATTGCGCGCCATTCAGCCCGAAATCATTGCTAAGTGGGAAAATGCTTTTGACAAGATCCTCAAGGAGTTTTAATGGTTGCGCAAAGTAGAACACTCAAGCTGTCGATACTTGCTGACGTTGACCAGCTTAAAAAATCCTTGAACAGTGCTAACAATGACGTAGAAGGCTCAAGCAGCAAGCTTGGAGAGTTCAGCAAAAAGGCTGGATTGGCTTTTGCCGCAGCTGGTGCAGCTGCTGGCGCTTATGCCGTAAAACTTGCAGTTGACGGCGTAAAGGCCGCGATCGAGGACGAAGCGGCGCAGATCAGACTTGCCACATCTTTAAAGAATGCAACTGGCGCAACAAATGACATGATCGCTTCTGTTGAAAAGCAGATCCTTAAAACATCATTGGCCACAGGTGTAACAGATGACAAGCTGCGTCCAGCTTTATCTCGCCTTGCTTTATCAACAGGCGACGTTACTAAGGCACAGGATCTTTTAAGTCTTGCCTTAGACATCTCACAAGCAACCGGCAAAGGTCTGGACTCGGTCGCAAATAGTCTTGGCAAAGCCTACGACGGCAACACAGCAGCTCTTGGAAAACTTGGCATTGGACTATCAGCCGCAGAATTAAAGGCTATGTCATTCACAGAAGTACAGGGCAAGCTGTCAGATTTATTCGGCGGTGCAGCAGCAGCCAACTCAAAGACATTTGCTGGCCGACTTGAAATTCTCAAAGTCACATTTGACGAGGCAAAAGAGTCAATCGGTGCGCGTTTGCTGCCAATTATTCAGCAGCTAGTTGAATTTGTTGTTAACAAGGTTGTGCCAGCGTTAGGCAAATTTGCAGACTTCTTTAAGCCAATTACAGACGCAATTAAAGACAACAAAGAGGAATTCACAACATTCATCAACTTCATTCAAAAATATGTTGTGCCGGTATTAGTCAATGTTTTAGGCGGAGCGTTTAAAGTAGTTGGCGAAATTGCGGGCGGAGTTATTAACGTGATTGGAATAGTTGTAGGCGGACTCAATAACCTAATCTCTGGCGCAGTATCAGGTATCAACGCGCTTATCAGACTTTACAACTCAGTGCCATTCTTGCCTAACGTTTCGCAAATTACAGCGCCGACAATAAACATTCCAACGGTTTCAGTGCCTAGCGTTACCTCAACGTCACAAGTGCCAACAATTAGTGTTCCTAGCGTCTCTGGCGGATCAGGTTCTACAGCTACAAGCGGCGGTGGAGTTGCCGCAGCTGTTGCTGGTGCGGCTAGGGCTGGCGGTGGTTTCACAGACTCACAGAATGCAGCTCGACTCATTGCCGCTGGTGGAGCATTTACTGACTCACAAAATGCTGCCAGAATAAACCTGACAGTAAATGGCGCGATCGACGCAGAAGGTACAGCTCGAACAATCGTCAACGTTCTCAATGACTCGTTCTTTCGCGGTACAGGCGGCGCAGGTGCGCTTGTAGGTGCAAGCGGGTGACACAGTGGTCGCCAGTTTGGCGAGTAAAGGTTGCTGGTGCAGATGTTACTGACTCAGTTTTGGCCAGCCTTAATATCAACTCTGGTCGAACAAATATCTATGAACAGGCTCAAGCAGGTTATTGCTCGGTCACTTTAATCGTATTTGATCAAGCTCTTATTAACTATCAAATAAATGACTCTTTAACGGTCGAGGTTCAAAATACTTCGGCGGTTTTTGTGCCTATCTTTGGCGGCTCGATTGTTGACATTGCCATTTCGGTTTCACAAGTCGGATCAACGGCTTACACGCAAGAGGTGACAATTACCGCTTTGGGCGCTTTGGCAAGGCTTCAAAAGGCTCTTACAAACGGAATTCTCAATCAGGATTTTGAAGGCGATCAAATCTTGACAATCTTGACCAATTTACTGGTCAACAGTTGGAATGAAGTTCCAGCAGCTTTACAGTGGCAAGACTACGATCCGACGGTCACTTGGGCAACGGCTGAAAATACCGGTCTTGGCGAGATTGACACACCTGGCAATTATGAATTGGCTCAACGTTCATCATCAACCACAGTGGTTTATGACCTTGTTGCGGCTCTGGCGACTTCTGGTCTTGGCTATATTTACGAAAACGCAAGCGGTCAGATTAGCTACGCAGACTCGACTCATAGATCAAGTTATTTGGCTGCCAACGGTTATACAGAATTGACGGCAAATCAGGCATTGGGTCGAGGAATAACAATCAAGACTCGCGCTGGAGATATACGCAATGACATAACGATCAAATATGGCACAGCTAGCACTAGTCAAGTCAGCGACACAGATCCAGCCTCAATCGCCGAATATGGCGATCTTGCACAAATCATCACAACGACAATTAAACATACAGCAGACGCTGAGTCTCAAGCTGCTTTCTATCTATCTTTGCGAGCTTATCCAAGGCCAATTTTTGACCAGATTACATACGCGCTCACAAATCCTGAGTTAGACAATAGTGATCGAGACAGCCTTATCAACGTCTTTATGGGTCAGCCCATATCGCTTTCAGATTTGCCGCTTAACATGTCCGCCGGTACTTTCCAAGGCTTCGTCGAAGGCTGGACTTTCAGAGCTTCTTACAATGAACTTGCCGTCACCTTGTCAATGTCGCCTTTGGCGTTTTCTTTGCAAGCAATGCAATGGCAAGACGTCAGTGTGTCCGAGCAATGGAATACAATTTCTGGCACACTTGATTGGGAACACGCCCTTGTTGTGGCTTAAAAAGGAGAGAATAAATGGCTAATCCAACCAGCCCGTTTTCTTGGCAAATGCCGACCAGCACAGACTTGGTCACAGATTTGCCAGCGGACTTTGAAGTCTTTGGTCAAGCGGTTGCGACTTCAATGGCCGATTTGCTTGGTGGCACTACTGGACAAGTTTTGTCGAAGGCTACAAATGCCGATATGGACTTCACTTGGATCGAACAAGACGACACAACTTTGTCATTTAATGCACAAACAGGCACAACTTACACATTGGTTGCAGCCGATCTTGGCAAACTTGTAACAACTTCAAACGCCTCAGCTGTCACAGTTACAATTCCGCCTTCTGTATTTTCGGCTGGTAATCAAATAAATGTTCAATCCATTGGTGTTGGCTTAACTTCATTTGTTGCCGGTGCTGGTGTGACTATTACATCAACTGGAGCAACAGCAGCTGCGCCAATTCTTAGAGCGCGTTACTCTGCTTGCACAATTATTTGCACAGCCAGCAACACATTTACCGTAATTGGTGACCTGAGCTAATGTCTCCAATTTTAGGAATTACTGCTTCACAAAATCGACCACGCACTTTTTCTGTTGATTACCTAGTTGTGGCAGGTGGCGGCGGTGGTGGTCAGACCGGCGGCGGCGGTGGTGCAGGTGGTTTACGCTGCACTGTTACTGCAACAGGCGGCGGAGGAACTTTAGAGTCTGCTTTAACTTTAGCGCCCAGCACTAATTACACAGTAACCGTTGGCGCTGGCGGTGCAGGTGGAACATTGGCTGGCGATAACGGCAGCAATTCAATTTTCAGCAGTATTACATCAACAGGCGGCGGAGCAGGCGGTTCTGCCTTTGGTGGAGTTATTAACGGCGCTACTGGTGGCTCTGGTGGTGGTTCTGGACAAAGCGGAACTGCTGGTACAGGCGGAGCAGGCACAGCAAATCAAGGGCGCGCTGGCGGAAATAACTTTCAAGGCGGATCAGACGGCGGCGGCGGCGGCGGCGGTGCATCTACAGTAGGCGGTAATGGAAGCAGCACTAATGGCGGCAACGGTGGCAACGGCGTTGCTACTTCTATTACAGGTTCATCAGTAACTTACGCAGGTGGCGGTGGTGCAGGTTCTACAGGTGGAACTGCTGGAACTGCTGGTACAGGTGGCGGTGGTGCAGGAACTAACTCCGAAGCAACTGGAGCAAATGGAACTGCCAATACAGGCGGCGGCGGCGGCGCTGGTGGCTATGGAACTGGCGCAGGCTCAGGCGGTAATGGCGGTTCAGGAGTTGTTATTTTGCGTTATCCAGACACTAGAACAATTACTATTGGTGCAGGTTTAACTGGAACTGAAAGTGCAGCAAGTGGCGGCTATAAGCGCGCAACCATTACTGCTGGCACAGGAAATGTGAGTTGGTCATAATGGCACACTATGCATTTTTAGATAAAAAAAACAAAGTAACTGAAGTTATTACCGGCATTGACGAAACTGAACTAATTGAAGGGCTAGACCCTGAGACTTGGTACGGAAATTTTAAAGGTCAAAAATGTGTGCGTACCAGTTATTCATCATCTATAAGATTTAACTATGCAGGTATTGGCTTTAGTTATGATCCAGAAGCAGACGCCTTTATTGCTCCAAAGCCTACTTGTGGTCATACAGAATTATTTTTAAATGATTTATTTAAATGGAATTGCCAACGTTGTGAACTTGACTACAAATTATCCTAAAGGCACAGCAGCGGCCTTAATTGCAGCTGCTTTGGCTGAGGTTGGCACTATTGAGCAAGGCGACAACTTGACCAAGTACGGCAAATACACCGGGGCGGACGGCCTGCCTTGGTGCGGTTCTTTTGTAAATTGGTGCGCAAATGAAGCTGAAGTCAAAATTCCAAACATGGTCAGCACAGCTGCTGGCGCGCAGAAAATGAAGGATCTCGGCCGTTGGAAAGAAACGCCACAGTTAGGCGATCTTTGCTTCATGGACTTTCCACATGACGGCGTCGATCGAATAAGCCATATTGGAATTGTTGCCAAGGTTGGCCTCAAAAGTGTTTTATGTATTGAAGGCAATACCAGCGGCAATGGCGATCAGCGCAATGGCGGAATGGTCATGATTAAACAGCGTTTTCTGGGCAAAGAAATTGTTGGTTTTGGTCGCCCAAAGTACGCAGAATATGCTGGAGAATTGCCAGTTGTAGAGCTGCCAAAAGCAGCAACAAAGGAGAAAAAGAAATGAACGAATTGAAGCCAATGCTGGCCAGTTATGCTCGATCATTTATTGCTGCAAGTCTTGCCGTTTATATGGCTGGTGTGACAGATCCAAAAGCCATTTTGTCTGCTGGAATAGCAGCTGTCGTGCCGGTACTTATGCGCTGGTTAAATCCTAACGATCAGGTTTATGGTCGCAAGTGATCCGAAAACTGCAAGCGGCAACGCTGGCGGTTGGCCTTTCGCTGGCGTTGTCGTCTTGCGGTTATCAAGGTTACACGCGCTATCCATGCCAAGAATTTGAGAATTGGGAAAATGATGAATGTCAACGACCAAGGTGCGAAGCGCAAGGCGTCTGCACAGAGGACTTACTTGGAGACATTATTAAGCCACAGCCAAAATCGC